ATGAAGACAATTGCAGAACAGATCGGCGAGCGTATTAAGACGCTGCGCATCCAAAAGGGATTGAGCCAGGCCCAAGCTGCAAAGTTATGCGGGTGGTCAGCTGCTTCTCGTCTCGCCAATTACGAATCCGGTCTAAGGAACGTTGGCGCTGACGATGCAATGGTTTTAGCCAGGATATTAGGCACCACGCCAGGCGAACTGCTCTTTGGAGAGCGTGGTGATGAAGATAAATGGCTTACAGAAAAACAAAGAGAAATGCTCAGTTTGTTCAAGCAATTACCTGAAACTGAGCAAGATAAAATGATTGAGATTTTTCAAGTCAGGCTTAGAGAAATTGATGAATACGTTGAGAAGTACCTTCGCGGAAGGTTCAAGCCGATGGATGATCAATCTGAACCAAATAGCTAGCTAATTCCCACCCTCTGAAACCAGCTTTCTTGCTGGTTTTTTTTCGTCCTTACCCCAAAATACTCACGATTTGTGAAAAATAAAATTCACTTTTTGTATTGACGTGATATTCACGCCGTGTGAAACTTCGAGCACACCAAGCAGCAAGTAAGTCATCCAGGCAGGACGCCCACGAAGTAGCTGCCGGCGGCATACGAAACACCGGATGAGATGACAAAAACAATCGCGCAGCAGGCATTACCGTTCCGTCGGCCAGACGTAAATGGCAATAAGGAGATAACCATGATCGACTATGCACGTAACCCCGTAAAACAGCAGGCCATTCGCCTTAACATCGTTGAAGTCTTGATCCGCAAGTTCTGCTATTTCATGGCGCAGAAAGGCAATCCAGAACTAAACGCATGAGCATGTTCTTCGCCTTAATCATTCCAGTCTGCGCCCTCACTGGGGAATGCTCAGACATCATGCTCGGTCTCTATAAAACCGAAGCCATTTGTGAAGCAGCTGCCGCAGAGCATCACGTAAAAGGACAGTGTTACCCGTACAAACCGGCTGACGACCAACAGCCAGCGTTAAATTTTTAATCGAGTTTTGACCAATGGCCTGACTGGCCCAGAAGGGATCCACTATGGAATTTGGAATGAAACGAGTGAAGGCATCTGTCCAGGCCGTTGCAGTGCTGGAAAAAATCTACCGCGGAACGCCTGTACCGCTCGCCACACTGAGTAAAGAAATGAAGCTCTCGGTTTCTTATCTGGAGCAAATTTTCAAGCGGTTGCGCAGCGGCAACCTGGTCACCTCGCACAGAGGGCCCGGAGGTGGTTACAGCCTGCGTGAAGGAGATATCTCAGTTTCAGCAGTAATCCGCGCAGTAAGCAAGATCCCGTCGAACACCACGTTCGACCCGGTGCTGGATGCGCTTGATGGCGTGCTTGTCTCCCAGCTGGCGAAAAAAACTAGCGTCCAATAAGCACAAAACCCGCGCAAGGCGGGTTAAGTACCCGGTCAGCCGACCAAAGCTTTCCGGAATCGAGTTTTGACCAATGACCACTACCCAAGGCGGCGATCATCAGCTGTTGGGTATCTTACACCCAAATGAGGCTCCAAGATGGAATTTTTTTATCATATTAAGGCGACCCAGAAATCCGGAAAACCTGACGGCGTTCTGTGGTTTACAGCCAAAACCGAATCGCGTGCGGCGCTTCAACTGGATGTCGAACTGGAAGATGCTGGCATCGAAACCGGCCGCGGTAAAGATTACCTGAAGCCGGTCCGCACCGATTTCCCGGTCTTTAATGATCTGCCGGAAGAAAGCACCATCGATTACACCTGGTGCGATCGCTATCAGCTGGCAGATGACCAGCGCACCTGGAACGTGCTCCCTGCTGTCGCGTCTCAGAGCGAAACCACCCACGCTCCTGAAAGCACCACCAGCGATGCGGAACTTTCTGCCGTGCCGGTAACCGCCACTAATGCCGAAGACGCTGGCAGCACTTCCCTGCTTGAAAATCGCACCCCGGCTGTCCGCTTCGCTGTCCATCTGCTGGGTGACAAATACCTTTCGGAGATCAGCCAGAAACAGCAGATCGTCGCCAACGAGCTGGCGACAGATGAGGGAAATGTTTACTTCCAGAACCTGCTTCAGGCCAAAAATGACGTTGCTGATATTGGCGATATCAGCCTGCATGCCGAGTGGAAACTGATCCAGGCCGTCAAAGAAGTTTTCCCTCAGGGCAAAGAACACGAACCCGAGTTGTTTGCCGCCTTCATGTCGAGCTGGATTAAGGCAGAAGCTGACGAGCGCAATCAACTGGTTGACGACTGGAAGAGCGGAAAGCTTCCAGCCAAAGAAGAACCTGAGAACTTATTTGAGCATGGCCTGAGGATCAGTAAACATGATGACGGGGGCGCTCATTATCCCGTCTGCAAAATGCCATTCCGCAAACAGCTCATGGCTCAATTGACAGCTGACGAACTGCGCCATCATATCAGCCGCAAAGAACACGCGGACCTTCACTTAATGGAAATGGACACCGATAACGGATATGTCCAGAACCTGCTTCTGGCCGCAGAGAATTGTCCAGAAGTTAAGGCTTATGACACCAAAGACCTGTGGCGCTACACGAAAGCGATCCGAGAAGTCTTCAGCATGGATAAACGCCATGAGCTTGCGCTGCTATTGCAATTCACTAAAGCCTGGGTAGCTACCCCATATATTGACCGCGGCATCCTGACGCGTGAGTGGGTCGCCGGCAATCGTATTAACCTTGTGCAGCGCACTGACGCAGGCACCAATGCCGATGGCGGGTATGTAACTGACCGCGGTGAAGGCGCGCACCACACCCTGGACACTCTCGATCTTGAGATCGCCTGCGCCCTGTTGCCTATGGATTTCCACCACTTTGAAATCCCTTCCAGTGTTTTGCGCCGCGCCAAAGAAATCATTGCGAACAAAGAAGAGCCATGGAAATTCTGGAGCAAGCTTCTGCGCAATCAGCCAGGCGTTCTGGCAGTCAACCGCGCCGCCATCTTCAACCTGGTACGCATCGCGCCAGAGAATATCCATCTGACTCCACCTGCGCATCTGGAGTTCGTGAACCAGACGATGACGGCTGAGTTCTGTCAGGCGACTGAGCTTCTCCCTCTGCCGTCCATCGAATCGGAAGAGGAAATTCAAGCCGTCGAGCAGCAACAAGCATTGCCGAAATGGGTAGAAGCCGGTGAGAAAAAAATCGCTGATGAAGATGAAGCAGAAACGCAGACCCTGCCTAAGTGGGCGAGTGCTGCTGACATCCAGCCGCAGGTCGCGAACCTTGGCGGCGGCGTGTTCTCTATCGATGGCCTGATGGGTACAAATAATGACCCGGTCATCAATACCCCCTCAAACGCAGTCGAAAAAACGGAAACAGTAACGGAGACCACCAGCGATGTGCAGATGGAAGAGACTAACCCGAAGGAAAGAGAAACTGGTGATGCGGTACCACCAGGCGAAAGCGCTGATGCAACTGCTGCGCAAACAGATGCCGTAGCGGGAACCATCTGCACTGGCTGTGGTACCGAAGGCGGCGGCGGTTGCCCTGACTGTGGTGCCGCGGTTGGCGATGCAACCTATGCGGTGATGGAAGCGGGTCTGAAAGAGGAACTGGAGACGCTAGGGGCTGATACCTCAAACTCGGAAACCTTGTTCACGCACCTGATGGTGGATCTCGAAACCATGGGCAAAAAACCGGGTGCCCCGATCGTTTCAGTGGGAGCCGTATTCTTTGACCCGGCCAGCGGGATAACCGGCGCTGAATATTATCAGGTGATTAACCTTGAATCGTCGATGTCCTTCGGGGCCAGGCCGGACGCCAGCACCATTCTCTGGTGGCTGAAGCAATCGCCGGAAGCACGATCTGCAATCGTGGTAGATGACACAGTCGGCCTGGTAGAAGCGCTCGAGCAGCTTCTCGATTTCATCGCTGAGAACGCAGCCAACGGTTCTAAGAATGTGCAGCTCGTTTGATTGCTCTCTTCTGGAAGCAGCATTTGAGTTGGCCGACACGCCCTTCCCTATCCCGCACTGGAATTACCGGGACGTGCGAACGGTCGTTGAACTGGGTAAAGCGGTTGGGTTGAATGCTCGCTACGACATACCTTTTGAAGGTGATCAACACAATGCCCTGGCTGATGCCCGCCATCAGGTTAAATACGTATCAGCTATCTGGCAGCGCCTGACTGAAAACTGATTATTGGATTTCACCAACAGCCAGCTGCAGCGGCTATGTTGTAGCTGGCGGCATCGGAGTTATGTATGTCGCAAATCATTTTTGGCGAAGAATGGATGGTTGAAGCGCGACTCAGTGAAAAGACCGGCTTATCCGAAAGGCAAATAAAAAGTTATCGGTTGAACTTATGGATCGAAGGTGTGCATTTCAAGCGCCTGACTGCGCTCGGGGAAACTGATAACTCAAAAGGTCTACTCTGGTACAACCTTCCAAAGATTAATCAATTAGTACAGGAAGCGTGATGGACTTTCCCACAGGTGTTGAACTTCATAGCGGAAAAATAAGGATCACTTTTACTTATCGCGGCATCCGTTGCCGCGAAGTGCTGCGCGGGTGGTCAGTCACGAGCGGGAATATTAAAAAAGCGGGCAATCTTCGCGCGCTTATAACCAGCGAAATACAGCTCGGGACGTTCAACTATGCAGAGCGGTTTCCTGAATCAAAAGCGCTGAAGAAATTCATTACGACCAAAAAAGTCACCACCTTTAAAGAGCTGAGTGATTTTTTTACAGATACCAAGGCATTGGAAGTATCTGGCGCAACGTTGATTTCAACTATATCTGTTATAAATACGCTAAAACGTATCGTGGGAGAAGATACCCGCTTGGCGGATATTCAGCATGCCGACATTCTGCATTATCGAAAGGAGTTGCTTACCGGAACAATCATTAACCCGGCCACGCCGAATTTTGCCAAGCAAGGCCGTGCGCCCTCAACAGTTAATAAACAGATGGCAGTTTTATCAGAAATGCTTAAGCTCGCGAACCGAAGCCAGTTTATATTGCATGCACCTTATGAAGGAGTGTCGAGGCTCAAGTTATCCAAGTCTGATCCCGACCCATTATTGCTTCATGAGTACCAGGCTATGATAGCAGCCCTCCCCCGGCAACTGGCATTGATCATCATTGTTGCGGTGCATACGGGGATGAGGCCAGGGGAAATGTGCGCCCTGGCATGGGAAGACATTGATTTGGTAAAAGGTGAGATCCACGTATCCAGAAGCCTGACGAATAAGCGGGTATTTGTACCACCCAAAACTGACGCCGGGATAAGAACGATAACACTGCTGAGGCCCGCTCTTGAGGCACTCAAAGAGCAATACGAAATCAGCGGTTCCAATCCCAAGCAGGAAATTCGCTTTCACCATCGTGAGATCGGAAAAACTGAGCAGCAAAATCTCCGCTTCGTTTTCACGCCGTCTCCGAGTTCGTCATCAAAGGGTGGTTACATTTCCAAGAACTCGATCGCCTATGGCTGGAGACGAGGAACTAAACTTGCCAGTATCCGCGAGAGAAATCCGTATCAGTCAAGGCATACATATGCCTGCTGGACATTGATGGCTGGAGCTAACCCGTCGTTCATAGCCAGCCAGATGGGCCATGAAGATGCGCGTATGGTGTACGAGGTTTACTCGAAGTGGATCGGAGATATGAACCAGGATCAGGTCAACATGCTGAATAATCAGATGCCGACAGCAATGCCCCCAGGACGCCCCAAAGGGTATGGGAGTATGAAAAAAGTTATTTAATTTCATGACGCTGGTTCCAAGTAACATAATCAGCGTTAAACTATTCTGACCATTCATATTAGGGAGAAGCGATGATGCGCGTACTGGTTGTTGAGGATAATGCGTTGCTACGTCATCACCTGAAGGTTCAGCTTCAGGAAATGGGGCATCAGGTGGACGATGCCGAAGATGCGAAAGAAGCCGATTACTATCTCAATGAACATTTGCCCGATATCGCCATCGTTGACCTGGGTCTGCCCGATGAAGATGGCCTGTCGCTGATCCGCCGCTGGCGCAGCCACGATGTGTCACTACCTGTGCTGGTCCTGACCGCCCGTGAAGGCTGGCAGGATAAGGTTGAAGTCCTGAGTGCCGGGGCGGATGACTACGTCACCAAACCCTTTCATATCGAAGAAGTCGCCGCCCGTATGCAGGCATTGATGCGCCGCAACAGCGGTCTGGCTTCACAGGTGATCTCCATTCCGCCGTTTCAGGTCGATCTCTCCCGCCGGGAACTCGCTATCCATGACGAGGTGATTAAGCTTACCGCCTTTGAATACACCATCATGGAGACGTTGATCCGCAACAGCGGCAAAGTGGTAAGCAAAGATTCGTTGATGCTCCAGCTCTATCCCGACGCGGAGCTGCGTGAAAGCCACACCATTGATGTTCTGATGGGTCGCCTGCGCAAGAAAATCCAGGCGCAGTACCCTGAGGATGTCATCACCACCGTGCGCGGTCAGGGCTACCTGTTCGAATTACGCTAA